AACATTTTAATTAGAGAAGCAGAGGCAGTAATTGCTGCAATACAGTTTAAAATTGACGACTATGAGGCTGAACTAACTGGCATCCAAGAAAAAGAAGATGCAATAAATGAAAAATACGATGCCAGAAACAAGGCCCTTGATAAAATAGCTAAAGCAAATGATGCAATTGCTAGACAGCAAAGAAGTCAGATAACCCTAGCGGATGCTCTTAGCCAGGGAGACATTGCTGCTGCAGCCAGGGCTGTTCAAGAAATTAGAGAACAGCAGACACAAGATCAGCTAACAAAGCAGGGCGATTTATTAGAGCTATCTAAAGAAAAAGAATTGGCTAGCATAAGATCTGTAAACAACAGAAGCCGTAAGCAAATTGAAGATGAAATAAAGAAACTCAAAAAAGATATATTTAATATTGAGGAACAAACATTAGAGCCAGCAAGAGAGCGTATTCGTCTTGCAACACTAGAAAAGGACAGGCAGCTAGATTCTCTAAACTCACAAATTTTAGCATGGGAACAATTATCTGCAAAGGTAAATGAGGCTAAGCTTAAGCTTACTCCAGAAGAAATGGAGGCTATGAAGTTCCAGGCTGGACTAATAGCAGACATGTTAAAGAACTGGGAAAATATTAAGGATAAAAAAGCCACACTAACTATTATGAAGAAAACTGTTGAAGAATCAACGGGGGGATCTAAGGACACAGATGGCAAAAAGGAAACAGACTCTGACAAAGTGGTGGTTGATGATAAGGGCAAATTAACAGAAACTGAAAAGTTAAAAGAGTTTTATGGTGGAAATATTGCTGGATTAATTAATAACTTAGATGCCAAAGCAAAGCAGGCACAGATAGCAGCAGATAGGGCATCATCCTCTACTGCGTTTAAGGCATCTGGATTAACTACAGCTGGATTTATAAATAAGCTAGACTCTGTTGCAGCAAAAAACGCAGTTGTAGCAAAGAAAGTTGCAGAATCAACCAAAGAGTATAAAGCTTCTGGTTTAAGTTTATCCGCATATATGAAAAAAGATAGTCAGCCAGGTAAAAAATATAACCCAGTTACTAGCACTTGGTATTCTGGTGGTGGATTTGCAAAGGGCTATAGAATGGGAGGGCTATTGCCATACAAGGCTGAAGGTGGCTCAATATTTAAACCGCTTGGAACAGATACCATTCCTGCAATGCTTACACCAGGAGAATTTGTAGTTCGTAAATATGCTGTAGATAATTTTGGTGTAGATAGGCTAAAGGCTATTAATTCTGGCACATATAATGGCGATTCGGTGTATAATTATGGAATAAATGTTAATGTTCAAACTGATGCAAATCCTGATCAGATTGCCAGGGCAGTTATTGGACAAATAAGACAAATTGAATCCCAAAGAATTAGGGGGAATAGGTTTTAATGGCTACTGAAGCTTATATGCTAGGTCGTAAAAAATATCAAAGGCCACAGGCCATGCTTTGGTCTAATAATTCTGGTACATTGGTTGATGGTCTCTATGTTCCAAATGGACTAGAAATTAATTCAAATCCAGGGTTAATTACTGACGAAGATCTGCTTGATCAATTTCTAATACTTTCAGATGATGGCAGAGGGCCAATTGAGTTTAAGCCAACCAGAATTGAAAATCGTAAAAGAATGGTTAATGGTCGTATGCGTTCATATCACATTGCAGATAAGCTAACTATTTCTACATCTTGGGAAATGCTTCCATCTAGATCTTATTATTTGCGTCCAGATTTTTCACAAGCAACTGGAAAGTCTGAATATGCAAACAATAGAAGCCAGGAATATACTACTGATGGCGGTGCTGGAGGAGTAGATTTAGTAAGCTGGTATGAAAACCACAAGGGGTCGTTTTGGGTATTTCTTGCTTATGACAAATATTCTGTTTTTGGAGACGATGATGCAGCCTACGCTCATCTAGGAAAATATAATCAGCTAATAGAAATGTTTATATCTGACTTTTCTTATAGTGTTGTTAAGCGTGGTGGCACAACTCATGACTTTTGGAATATTTCGGTAACGCTGGAAGAGGTTTAAATGTTTCAAAATGAAGAACTTTTAAACCATCTACAAACATCTTCTGTAATCAGAACTAACTCTGCAGTCATTGCTGAATGGAACATGAACATTGCAGAAAATATTTTAAAGATTGGTAATTATAGATATCGCCCATCAGAGGGGCCGTCTACAAAATATGGACTACCAGTGTCTGCATTTGATGAAATTGATGACGGCAATTTTTATACTAATGCCACTGACGCTGACATAGTTATTGATGGTGGGCTAGATGATGAAGGCATACCTTTGACCTTTACCTCTAAAAAACAAAAGGAAAAATTGTTATATTCTTTAGAAGATTGTTTTGGAAAATTTAGACCAAGATCTGGAATAAACAAGCTTAGATATTTCAAAGATAATTTTAGTCATTTTACAAATATTAATATGATTAGACGACCAAGATATTACATGGCACACAAAGATGATTCATTCAAATACTGGTCTTCATACAGAACAGAAGATGGCATTGAGCGTGGAATAGCAAATAAATTAATTAATGGACAACACTTTATCGATGACGCATCACCATTTGTTGTATATAAAAATGTTGTGCCATCTAATAGAATTATTGTAAAAATGCAAACAGGTGTTGGAGATATTGACCTTGGACCATTTGTTAGTAATGCTGGCTCTTTTTCAGATCCATTTTATGGAAATCAAAATCAAACTACTCCAGTAAAATGGAAGATTCAAATATTAAAAAATAACAATTGGACAGATATAATTTCGTTTAATTCTGGATCAGCAAGAAGGAATGGCAATCCAATTATAGGATCAGATGGTTATGTAGAACTTTCTTATGGTCTTAAGGTTCCAGAGCGATACCGTGATATTTTTATTAAGGCAGAAGAATATACAACAGAAACCTTTTTGCCAGAGCAATCAGTTAACGGCTATGCTTATTTAATTAAAGAGCAAGAGTCTGATCTTGGAACATATCATATATGGATAAACGAATTTAACGGATATCAAACATTCACTCCAGAATATGGATGGTATTTAGAAGAATCCCAAATAGACAGACTGACAAACTTTGTAACAGACCTAACTGCCCCAGTTTCGTATCAAGACACTGCAACTGGTCAAACAAAATATAGAGAGTTTGAAGAAATTTCAGGAATTAGAGTAGTTGTTGACACAATGAATAAGGTAGATTCAACATTTGATCTTATTGAGTTATCTCCTAGACTAGTTGTAGACATATCAGAAAAGGCTGAATCTTTTAGTTTAACAAAGTCTGCATCTGACCTAGGGAATAGTGGAATGCCAGTTGGTCAGTTATTGGCTGGCATTGGAGCACTAGACTTATTTGATTACGACCTAGCTTTTAGCTCAACAAACACAAATAGCATCATTAAAAACTATTTAACAAAAAATATTCAATTTAAATTTTATGAAATAGTTGTTGATGTTAATGGATATGATTACTATGTTCCAATTAAAACAATGTACTCCGAGGGTTTTCCAGAAATAAATACAAATGATAGATCCGTTTCTCTTAATTTAAGAGATCTTTTCTTTTACTTTGAATCAAAGGCTGCCCCACAAATACTTGTACAAGAAGCATCACTGAGCTATGCTGTATCGATGCTACTTGACTCAATAGGTTTTTCTAATTACTTGTTTAAACGAATAGAGGGCACATCAGAACCAATCGTCCCATATTTTTTTATTGCACCAGATAAAACAGTTGCACAGGTTCTAAATGAAATTGCCATATCTACTCAGAGTGCTATGTTTTTTGATGAGTATAATAATTTAGTTGTAATGACTAAAGAACATATCTTGCCATCAAATAACGAAAGGGATGTAGATCTTGTTCTTTATGGAACTAAAGATTTTGAAATAGATGGGCAGATTTCTAATAAGGCCACAAACACAAAGCTTGCAAATATTATAGAAATTGCTAGTCAAAAGGATGATGTTTTTAATGATGGGAAAATAACTTATTCTACAAGATACATTCAAAGATCTGTTGGGTCAATTAGACAAGCAAGCATGATTGATCAAGACAAGGTTTGGATTTATAAGCCAGCTTTGCTTTGGGAGGTAGCAGGAACTGAAAATACTAAATCACAAAATGATGCACTTGGAAATCAATCAAGTTATGTGTTGTCTGCAATACCACTTAAATCAGATTTATTAGAGACTCCACCAACTGTAGTTAATGGAATTATACAAAATAATACTATGGATTTTGGTGAAAGTGTTTATTGGATGACAAGGTATAATGGATATTTTTATGCTAATGGAGAAGTTATAAAATATGATGCCATTGAATTTGAAATTCCTGGAGTACAAAAAAGAGTTGTTCAAACAAATAATAATGGAGATTTGTCTTTAAATACTGTAACTTCTGGAGGCATTGGCAAGGTATGGATTACAAGTGTAAGGGAATATCAAAAATATTTTGCACAATTACCATTTAATGGGAAAATGTATCCAACAGGAAGAGTCAGAATATATTCTGAACCAAATTATAGAACTATTAATGGACAAACTACCCTTGCAAATGGTGCCGTAGCAAAACACGGTAGGGGTCAATTTGGAACGCCAATCGTTAACCATTATGCTGGGTTATCCTCTTATTGGACTTCAAATTCCAATGTTCGTGGTTGCACCATGAAAAGCTCACAGCTATTTGGAACAGCGACTGAAACTTCTATTTCTGTTGGTGCAGCAGGCATCAATAACACATTAGCCCAAACATCTTCTAGAACTGGTATTATTAAAAACTTATTGGCATATACTCCATCATATGAAAATATCTCTAAAAACATTATTGCTCCAGGAACAGTTCAGTCTTCTGCTTTAGTATTTACTGGCCCATCATTTACAACTACTGAAACTCCCACAGACTTCATATCATATGTTTATAAGCCGCTAAATGCATTGCAAAATAAATTTAAACATTTTGGATCTAGAATTCGACTTATTGGAAAAGTTGAAAATAACGAAAATAGTGGTCAAAGTCCAATTGGTGCATCTTCTTATTATTTGGGACAAACAAACAATCCAAATCAGCCAGCAATAATTTCTGGTGCCTCTGGTGGAATCGGAATACTTATGAATCCAGAAACAAATAATGGATACTATCTTGAAATAGTGGCATTGGCAGAAGACGGTGTTTTAGACTCTTATGAAAACTCTGCTGATTTACATAATATATTATTTTATAAAATTGGTAAGCCCAATCTTGGCGAGGCATCAAAGGCAATTCCTATTAAGCTTTGGGGCGGAACTGCACAAATTTTAGTAGATAGTGGCCAGTTTATCGGACAATATAGAATGGCAAATGAAAAAAATCCAACAGTATATGACCTTGCAGTAGAATATGAAGATGTTGGCACGACTAGAAAATTTTTCTTATATATAAACAATAGACTTATTGCAACAGTAATAGACAGTCAGCCATTACCAATATACAATAATATGTGCTTGTTTGTTCGTGGTGGTGCCAGAGCAATGTTTGAAAATATTTATGCAATAACAAATAATTATTCACAAAATACTTCATATGCACTAAGCACTCCAGTAAGTTCTGTTTTTTCTTCAGATGAAATAGATGTAGATGAGGCTTTTAGAAAATATGCTTTAAGTGGTGTAATACAAGCTAGTTATTTATCAAACATTAGCCCATCAGAGCCTCCCAAATATAATATATATTATGAAGAGTTTGGAACTATAATGAGGGAAGCCGCCTACTTTAATATCAGGTATGACAAAGCATACCCAGCATTATATGCTAAGTTATCTCCAACATTTAATAAATTAAAGGGTTATACAACCTCTGGATTTTTAGCAAGTTCCTACGGTGCAGAGTTCATGATTTTCAATGCAACAGACACAGTGCTTAGTCTTGATGAAACAAGTGGAAACTATCTAAGAATTCAGGGGGTAACATTTACGCAAGAATCCTCACATGATCTAACAGTGGATGAATATTTTGATAAAAAGAGTGACCACTCAAATCCGCAATTTTCTGGACAACAGCTAATTTCTTATCCAGGGAAAGCAAAGCAAGAGTATCAAGATATAAAGGTTAGCAGGCTAACACATGGAAGAAAAGAATTCACCCTTGACACACCATACATTCAGTCTCACGATGATGCTGAAAATCTTATGGGATGGATAATATCAAAAATTATGAAGCCAAGAAGGTCTATTGGTGTAAGATTATTCGGTTTGCCAGTTTTGCAACTTGGTGATATCGTTAGTATTAACTATAAAGATAGTGATAGTATAGATATTGTGGCACCAGAAGATTCTAGATTTGTTGTTTATCAAATAGAATATTCTACAAATCCAGATGGACCAGAAATGACTGCATTTTTAAGTGAGGTTAAATAATGGACTCAAAACCAATAACAGTTGGAGAACAAGTATATAACAATATTAATGCCAGGCTATCACAACTAGAATCTCAGGTATCCTCTGTTAAAATTGCCACACAAGAATTGATAGATATTATTGATGATGCAACTCCAGCAGATCAAAAAATAGAGACCATGACTAACTTATTATTTGAAGACATAGGTGGTCAAGAGATAATTAGTATTATTAGAAATGATATTGTTAATGGTCAGAATATTACCTATCAGCCAATTAAAAATGTTACAAGCCTTTACTATCAGTATAATCCACAAAACATCTTAGCACTACAAAAAACAGATAGGGATTACTTTAAAAATTTCCCAATTATTTTATACAACAAGGTTCCAGAATGCGGAAGCGGATTTGATATTGTTAGTAATCAACAGGTGCCAAACTGTGATTATATCTACATACATCCAACAAGCGGGGATCTTGTAATAGATTTAATTAATATGAGGCTAGAAGAAGAGGTAGAGGTTCAGATTATTTCTAAACTAAGCGACCTACATGATACAATATACTCTGAGGATCTAGAATCGTGATTACAAATACTGGAAAAGGCATTTTAGCCAAATATTTAATTGGTCAAGCACCAGCCTATGCTTCTTACATAGCTGTTGGCTGTGGCCCATCAGCACTAAATAGCGAAGAGTCTGGTTTTACCACAGAGCAAAAAGAAGAATATGCTAAAAAAAATGCACTAGACTTTGAAATGTTTCGTGTGCCAATTATTTCTAAGGGGTATGTTAATGAAAACAATCTTACAAAACTCGTACTAACAGCAGAATTGCCAACAGAAGAAAGATATGAGATAACAGAGGTTGGAATATTTTCAGCAGAAGCCAACCCGTCAGCGGGTGCCTTTGACAGCAAAAACTTTTATCTATTTAACCAAACAGAGGGCTGGGAACACCACACACAGTCCCTGATCAAGCAAATCCCAACTGTGTATACACGTCTAGATATAGATGAAGATGATATTATAACTGGAGAATATATTGTTAATGGAAGTTCCGAGCTAACTCCAGTGTTTCATACTAATGCAGATAATAGAACATTTACAAATGAAGAAAGAGTTCTTAGAAATGAAAGATGTAGATTTTTAAATAATATGCTAATGGTTGTTGGAGATGATGCTTCTTTAACTACTGATCCAATACAGCAATTGTCTGTTGTTGCTGGTAGCAATCATATACATAAAACTGGAACATCTTTAACATTTAATAGAAATGCCCCAACAGATCAGCTCAAACTTGCATTCTCTTTAATAAATAAAAATGGAGAATCTTCGACAGTGCCAGACAATGTAAAAATTTTAATTCAGTTTTCTTCTTCAGATACATCTTCTACTGGCGAATATGCAAACTTTACTGTCAATATTGACCATACTGGATTCACGGCTGGGACTGCACCACAAGAGGCAAACTTTGCAACACAAAGATACTTTGTTGTTTCAAAACAACTACAAGAGCTATATTATACTTCAGCATTTAATTGGGAAAATGTCGCCGTTGCTAAAATCTATGTTGAAGTAGAAAAAGATGGAGCACCATCGTCTGACTACTACGTGGCCCTAGATGCAATGAGGTTAGAAAACTTAACAACAACAAATCCGCTATATGGTCTTACTGGATATTCAGTGCTAAAAACAGATGGGGCATTACCAATTGTTAAGCTAGCTAATACTGCAAATTATATAGAATTTAGAATAACAATTGGAGTAGAATAATGGCAGATCGTGGAATTAAAAAAGTCGTGATTCCAAAATCTACGTTACCCAGTGTCACATCAGATAATAAATATTTTGTTAGATATAGAATAGTATCTCAGGACAAAAACAGAGTTTCTGCATGGTCTCCAACATTTGAGCTAAACGCTATAACGCC